ATGAAATATAGAACAGATATTGATGGGCTTAGAGGGTTAGCGGTTATAATGGTCCTTCTGTTCCATACTGGATTTAGTGTATCTGGCGGATTTATAGGCGTTGATGTTTTTTTTGTTATCTCTGGTTTTTTAATAACTGGGATACTTTTGAATGCGGCGGAAAAGAAAAAGTTAAATGTTATAGAGTTTTATAAAAGGAGGATAATAAGATTATACCCTGCGCTATGCTTAACAATAATCCTAACCCTTACTGCTGGGTTTCTGATTTTTGACCCAGAACCATTATCCGAGTTAGCAAAATCAGCTTTATTTGCTGTTACTTCTATTTCAAATATATATTTCAAATCGAATGGTGGATACTTTGGTCTGAGTTCAGACCTAAAGCCTCTGTTGCATACATGGTCTCTTGGTGTAGAACAGCAGTTTTATCTTGTATGGCCCTTCGTCATTTTGACTGGTGCGCATTTTGGCAGGAAGGTCCTGTTTATTTCATTACTAATTATAACATTAGCATCCTTAGCCCTATCTCAGTATTATGTATCAATGAGTTCGCCTCGTGGCTATTTTTATATGCCAATGCGCATGTTTGAGCTTTCTCTTGGTGGCTTGCTTGTTTTTTCAAAGTCAAAAAATAACAGTGTGACCGCTAGTAACATTCTTTGTGCAGTTGGAATATTACTTATAATTTATAGCGCCATACAGTTCAGTGAACTCACACCTTTCCCTGGCATTAATGCGTTAATACCATGCGCTGGAGCTATGTTGTGCCTTTATTACGGCAATTCAAAATATTCAGGGAAAGTATTAAATAATAGGATTATGGTTTTTGTCGGAACAATATCATACTCACTATATCTGGTTCACTGGCCAGTGATAGTTTTTTATAAGTACTTAATATTCATAAGACCAAATACTTACGACAAAATTGCCATGATCGCAATATCATTCCTTATTGCTATCCCAATGTACTATTTTTGTGAAAGTGTTTGTCAAAAAATAAATCAAACAAAATCAAATGCAATACCTACTTTGATTCTTACCTTAATGTCTGTTTTTGCCATATCTATAAGTAGCAAATATATATATTCAAATTCTGGCCTACCTTGGCGAATCAATGAAAATTACAGAGAGATGGTTTATAATTCACCTAAATTCCATGAGAAATATTACGGTGGTGCTGGATACTTAATGGACCAGACTATTGGTAATTCAAATAGGAAGATAGTGGTAGCTGGCGACAGCTATGCACAACAACTATTGCATGGCATGGAAAAGTATATATCCGATGATGTTGAGATATTAGGCCAGTTCGCACATGGATGCATATTTGGTGAGGGAATTACAAGAATGCTTGATGGTAAGCCTAGGCAGGTTTGTATTGACTCTTATCAAAAAATGATCTCACTTCTTGATGGTAATAACTATCCGTTGATTATTTCTTTTTCTTGGGATTCATATTCTGATATGACCACAAGAAATAACGGAGATAAAATAAAATTCAAAAATGATGATGAATATTATTCATTCATGTATAAAAATCTTGAGGGTATAAAAAAACGCATTGGTGACAATCGGAAAATGATAATAGTTGGAAATCCTCCGTTAAACAACAATCACCCTAGTTATTCTATGTCTGGTTGCTTATTTAGACCTGAATACATAAAAACATCATGCATGTCCATGTCTGAATTTAAGCTATCTGACTCAAAACCGAATAAAGTAAATGAGTATTTACTAAGGTTTGCAAACAACAACCAAAATACTTATTTTATTAACCCTTCAGATGCCTTGTGCAATGATGGGAGTTGCAATGATATTATTGATAATAAAATTATATATTCAGACGGAGTACATCTATCTATATTTGGCTCTGACATTTTAATTAATAAATTTAAAGATAAGATAATGTCATTTCTAGATTAATTATCGTGTGCTGCCATGAGCAATAAAACCAAATCATGACAGCACATCATTTATTTTCCTGAGATGTCAGGTTTAATGTTTTTCGACAGGTGTTCTCCTATCTCTTATTCAGTTGCTTCTCTAGCTTAATATAATCAAATTGAATAATTTAGTATTAATCTGGCATGATCGGCCATTCAATATCTGGCGCTTTTGATATATCGATGCGGTTCAGTAAAACGCGGTAAGTTTTCCACGCTGTAAGCAGTGCTGATTCATCATCTGATGCCATGCTGGTATCTACCGCATCTTGCAGTGGTGCAATCTTCACCGCCGCTGTATTTAGTAATCGGGTTTTCTTTTCTTCCGCTTCCTGCGTTGCCGCGGCCTTTTGCAAGACTTTATCCGTTACCCACTTTGCGCCGCTCCACTTATCGTAATGGGTCTGCGGAGCCAGTAACGTCAATGTGTCCGGCAACTCGCCAATAAAGCTGATTTCTTCTGGTTGACCGGTTTCAGTGCTGTATGCAGTCTTGCCGCGCAAGTCGTCAACTATTTCCCATGCATTGCCAGTATCGTTTCGACGCACGGCCTTATCTGGTTCTGTGGGTAATACAGGCGAGTCAGCATAACCGCTAGCGGGCAAGCTAACGCCCAACGGTAGGTACTCATTATTGACGCCGATAAACTCTCGCGATTGGGTGTCTGCACTATAAACGGCAATCCAGCCAGCACGAATAGCGAGGCCATTTGCTCCAATCTGCGCGGCTGGGATATCTAGTGAATATTTAGTCATTATATGGCTCTCACAATGTAGTTGAATGCGATGTTTCTCATACGTGTTTCTGCTGCTGTGCGTGCAACACGAGAAGCATCGAAGGTAATACCACCAATATTTCCAGCGAGGGTAGACTGCTGCCCTAGTGCGTCATTTACCTCCATCGCGCCAAATGCGCCGGTTGCCGTAACCCCCGCAACTTGTTTACTGCCACCCATAAAAAAGTTGCCCGTGATGTTTTGCAATGCGTCAAGCTGCTGTGACAGCAATACTCGTCCCGCGTCTACCCCTCGTCCGTCGTCCCAGCCTCTAATGGCATTCCCGCGCATGTCGGGGAGTACACCAGATGGATAGACCAGTGCTAATTTCGGGTATGTGGCTGTGCTAAATGTGGAGCCGTTGCACTTTAACCAGCCAGTCGGCGCAGCGGATAATGGGTATGGAAGAGGTATTCCAATCGGAATTAAGCTTCCGTCACCCAAACCAAGGTTTACGAGAGCCTCCGCAACAGTAGCCCCGCCCGTCCCGCCGCCCGATATGGGCACCGGATTAGCAGAGTTCCAATCTTGATTAAAAGTAAATACCCTTGAACCTGCTGCCCCTACACACAATAGCTTATAAACTTTAAAGTTAGCCGCTGAACCAGTGTCTGGAGTCAACTCTAATCCCATTCTTGGGCCATTTATTGTAGAAATATAAATCACTCGAATACTAACGCGAGTGCCTGCGTTATAAGTCACTCCTTCAGGGGGGGTTACCCAAGTGTCATACCTTGTGACGTAATTAGCTCCCGATATGAACGCAAAGTTCTGCCAGTCAAAGTTCGCGATATCAGGCTGCATTGGCAATCCAATACCCATGGTGGTCAGGGTGAGATTCTTGAGTGTTGCAGCCACCGCCGCAGGGCCAGCCGCCGCGATTTCAGCAAGGTTATTAGCAGTCTGCAAATATGCACCTGGTTCCTCTTTCCGCCACACACCAATATCTAATGAGCCAGTGGGTTCTACGCCGGTGTTTTCTGATAATGCAATATAGCTATTGCCACCGTGGCTCACTCTCGCCCCTGCCTGGTAGGGGGCATCGGTAAACCAAATTAGCTGCCCAAGGTTTTGCAATTCCTGTAAGGCTAAATCTACCCGGTTATGCCACCAGTTTTCCCATTTGGCTTCTGGAGGATCTTCTGATGCACCCCCTGCCCAACCACGAGCAATCAGACCATCGCCGGGGCGTTCAAATTGTGCAGGCACACTGGCCCACGGCTGATTAAAGCTGTCATTTCTTGCCATATATTGGCTCCAATTAGATATAAGCGCCCATGCCGTATGGCTGCGCGTCGAAGGTGCCTTTATAGGCAAAGGGATGATGGTTAACGCGGATTAAGCTGGCTTTGACGCCTTGCGGTCGGGGGATTAAATCAAATAGCTGAATGAGCACTAAGACATTGGCAGGGATCGGTTTATCGACCCAGATAGTTTTCATGGTCATATCCTGCCCATCAATGATGGCGGAATTAACATCCAGAATGTAATCAACGGCGGTTTTGATTTCATCCAAGGTGGCGTTGGTGTTGTTTTTCTGGATCTTGGCTTTGATTAATACGCGATAGAGATAATCCGATACCGGAACTTTGCCGATTTGTTCATGCGGCGCTTTATACGGCGCGACATTATAGGGCTGTGCGCCGCCGGTACCGTTATAAGCAAATATCGATAAGTAATCGCTGCGGATGAGTGGCCGCTCAGTAAATCCGGCAATGCGGCCACAGATATCCAGTTGATCGCCCTCGGCATTATCAATATCCAACAGGTTATTGATTTTAGTGATCTGCTCTTCCAGTGCAGATTGGCTGATGTCCGGTAAAATACTGATCCATTCAAGCAGCTTCGGCGCGTTTTTATATTGCAGGTAAATCCGTGACAGCGCTTTTTTGCGGTGGTTATACATAAACCACCTCGATATTCTCAGTACTGAACACGCCGAGCTGATTAAAGGCTATTCTCACTGCACTCTCATTGATCTGTTCAACAGCAGTACCAACGGTAATCGCATTCACAAAACCATTACCGGCCACCAGATAATTGACTGGGGTAAATAAACGGCCCGCACCAATACTTTCACCAATTTTAAAGCCCAATTTAGAAAAGCCATTGGTCTGATCAAAACCGATAATGCTGTAATCGACAATCGCCTGTTTTATCTCTTCGTCAATAAATTCGCTATTACTGGCGATCTCAACCCGTACATAAACCGGTATTAGTTGGGGGCGAAAAAAGGTTACGGTGATCGGGTTACCTTTTGGGGTAACAGTATCCAACGAGATTTTATTAGGGAAAGTGTTATAACGGTTTAACCCACAGCCGGGGCTTTTATTGATGGCAATACTGTTAATAACATCCTCGATGCTGCCACCATCAACAAATATCGCCATTGAGTGACCGAGCACCCCATTCTCGTCGGCTTGATCCTCAAAATTTTCATAAATCCGCACTCGTTTAACATCATCAATATTGACCAGCGCCGCATAAATATTATCAATCTGATTGGAGCCAGGTAATGCCACTGATTCATTGCGCCGGATGCGAAATGCATTATTGGTTTCTATATCCAACCCCATTGACGCTGCAGTGTTATTTGTCACCGCCGTAATGCCGCCGATCGATGTGGCAATAATGGTCAGATTATGACTATTGGCCCCCTGCGCCCCTGCCAGCGTACAAGTGACATTCACCGTCGCATTCCCTGCCGCGTCAGTAATAACATCACCATCGGTCGCCCATAAGGTATTAGTCGCCCTATTTCTGATTAATGTTCCGGCATTGATCGGAGTAAAAGCGATACCGCTAAAATTAACGGTGGCAGTTGAATAGGTCGTACTTTTGCGTTTGATTCCAGCGAACGCAGCAATGCGGTCTAATTGTTGGTCAATCGCTGAGTTGGGATCGGCTGCGTGATAAGCATTAATTACCGCTTCATCCAAATTAGCTAATGCCTCACACCAGACCGCTATTGCCAGACCATCTGGCGATTCCGGGTTAATATTCCAGCCATCATCAATAGCAAGATAACGCTGACGCATAGTATCCAGATATTCACTCAGCGTGGTGCCGCTAGCCCCGTCACGATTAATGGTTGCCATTAGATAAGATCCTCAGTGAACAGGAAATCAAATGCGTCGTTATTAATATCAATCACCGCGGCAAATATCGTTATTTTGCGATTCTTCATATCGAGATCCATTTCAAAGCGGTTAATGGTCAGCACGCCTTTGGCCGCCAATAAGCGCTGTTTAATATTGGCTTCAGCAATATCGCGTGAGGTTTTGCCCAATATGCTTTGGAACCACGGCGTTCCCTCGGTGGCATCAAGAAAATACTCGCCAAGAAATAACCGTAGGCAGCAGATCATGGCTTGCCGGGTTTCTTCTTTGCCGCTAGCAAACTGGCTGCCGTGGGTAACAATGTCGCCATTTTGGAAATTGCGGATCACAGTGCCTCCGGAAACAAAAAGCCCCGGCATAAGCCTGGGCGATAATAGGTAGGATTCAATCAGGGTAATGAGCTATTGCGGCCCATCAGTGCGATCATTGCCGTGTTGCACGCCGCCATGGTCGTGATCGCCAACTTCCAGCTCGCCAATCGCCAAACCACCTTGAGTGACCTCAGTACGGCCATTAAGGGTGGTTTGCCCATTATTGGTAAATTCAGGGCCGCTATAACTCATGCCAGATTCGGTAAGCGCCAATGTGGTACCGCCAGCCGCCAAAGTCATTCCACTATCAGTGAGGTGAATACGCACCCCGCCACTTTTGTTACTTAAACCAATACCCTCGGTCGGCAAGCCCGCAATCGCGGTTTGTTGTGAGCGGTAACCGGGAGCAAAGAAAGCATCGGACGGATTAAACATCCGTGCATCCAGTGGTGCTACCGGCCCACCCTGACTAAGCCAATTGTCGATAGAACGCTGGCTAAAATGAATATAGCCCTCGGTACCCGTAGGTAATTCATGAAAAACCGTCCATTCGGCACTGCCAGAAAATTGCACTGGCACATGTTCGATAACGGGCAGTGTCTTAAATTGGCCGTCACCGATATGACGTTGAATGCCGCACTCCACCACTGCGCGTTGCAGATCGGCGTTATAGCTAATGACTTTGCCGGGCATGCCGATCATCAAGTCACGCACCATATCGCGCTTGAGCAGCATCATGGTGCTATACAGCGGATTGCTCTCAATCATCATTACCTCAGGGCATTCGCCATTGACTGATCAGCGTAGTTTTCCACGTGTCACCCCATAGAGTGCCTTCGTGGTAGGTACGCAGCACATTAAACTGGCCGGTTTGCTGTTGAATATTCGCCAAATTATTGAGGTCAGTGTTATACATGCCGCTGAAATTGATCGTCCAAAAGCTCGACGTGACATTAATCACATCAGCCGGCTGAATTTGATGATTCATTTTAACGTCAATTTCCATGGTGCTGAGATACCAACGCGGGACGCTTTCCATACCATTTTTAGCGGTGATCTCATGGGTCGCCCATTTTCTGGCGGCTCCCTCTCTGGCTAATAGCACCCTTGATGGCGTGATCATCCAGTAATATTTCCAGTCATCTTTTACGCTATCGAGAATATCGCGACACAAGCGGCCACCAGAATTATAGGAAGTGGCAAAACGCGGTAAGTCGGAAAAGTCACCAATCACTTCAACATCAAGCCCAAAAGCCGCGGCGACATCTTTGAGCATTTCAATGGCTGGCGTATTCGCGCCCCAGGTTTTAAATATCGTGGTATTCCATGCCAGCCCAATCGTGCGGCAATATAACCGCAGGCAGGTATTTACCCCCTCTTTGACCACTTCGACATTGTGAATACGTCCGCTGAATATCGTGCCGATGTTGTCGCCATAACCAGCTTTTAATACCAGGTTGCCATAACGTTTTTCTTTATCGTCATAGCGCTGGATCAAGGCGCGGGTGCGCGCTGAAATGCCGTATAGGGTGATTCTGGCAGTAGCATCGACATTCTGCGGGGTATTATCGACAGCAAAACGGATCTCTAATGGCGGCTGATAGGTAAGTTCATCACCACTCACCGGGGTAATGGTCAGTAAGTAATTGCGGCCAAAATAGCTACTCATTAGCGGGGTACCATGTCAGGCGATTATTAATACCAAGATTGGCAATAGTCGGGGTCTCCCCGGCTAATATCAGCACGCCAATATCGGTATTAAGTCCCGCCAATAAATTAACGCCAATATGCAAAGCACGCCCCAAAACTACCGGCTCGCCCTGTTCATAAATATCGACGCAGAAATAATTAAAACGGGTGAGCCAGTGCAAACGAAAAACCAGATAGTGATTATTTAATTGCACCCGGAAACGCTGCACCGCGTAACCATTATTTAATGGGATAACTTTCATTACGTGGCCTCGACAAAAACTTCACCAAATGAGTATTCACGTTGTCCCTGAGTGGCGGCACTATCGCCATAGGGTAAGTTGTCATTGGTTTCAGCAACGGTGTCGTAAATAATATTGAGCTGCAACAGTTCAACCACAATCTCTAACCCGCCTTCATTCTCTTTTTTCAATTGGGTACGGGTATTGGTGATCAGGCAGTTTTTATAGGCGGCCCCACGGCTGGCCACTAATTCGAACGGCGTATGTGAGCGCTGCAATTCACGCAATTGTTCGAGTAAATTTTGCGATCGGGTTGAGCGAGATTGTGATCCTAAGCTGCCGGAATACAAACTGGTGCCAACCGAAGCAGCCACCCCAGCCAGCGCCGCCGCCCGACCAGAAAGCAAACTGGCCGCCATACCAGTAGTGATACTGGCACCGGCCCCCAACAGCCCGGCAATACTGCTATCTTGCTGGGCCAGTAGTTCACGAAACCAGTTATCCGACACACCGATAATCATGGTTAGCGCCAGCGCGCGGGTAACCGCGTTATCGTGTGCGGTATTCGCATCTTCCAATGGGAACTCACTCACATCAGTGCGCAACTCGCTCGACTCTTCCAGTAATGCATCAAAATAGAGGTTGCCTATCTTTGGTCGGTTACGGGTAAATAATCCGGTAATAGCCATCAGTAGTGCTCCGTATGCATCATGTCACGTGCTTGCTGGGCCAGTTGGGTTGTAGCCTGTAGCACTCCGTCACGGATGGATTCACTATCACCGCCCACGCTACCCACATGGATAATATTGTGTTGTTCCAGCCTGACATCGCCACGGGGCGCGGATGCAGCAACTGATGGCATGGGGGTAGTTTGGCGGTCGCTATAGCCTTGAATCTCTTCCCATGAACGTTTTGGCTGAGCGTAATTTGATGAAGGTAGTGAGGCCCACACACCGCCCAATCCGCTAGTCGCATCAGCAAAATTTCCGTTCGTCACATTTTCTAACTGACCGGCACGTTGAATAAGAAACAGCGCGGCGAGATCCTGACTACGTGGTGAAAAGTCGGTCAGATTAAGCGCTTTGGCGGCATTATCCCAAGAGCCGCTGGTGAACTGATAGCGCCCGGCAGCTGAGGTTTTATTTTTAGTGCCGTCCGTTTGGGTGAAATCTTTTAATTGCCGTGGGTGGTCACTGTTGTCATAGAATTGGTCGCCGCCAAACATCGTGTTATAGCCAGAATTGGCATAACTGGCAGTTCCCTCGGCTTTGGATAACACATCCAGGTACTGGCGAACATTGGGATCGTCTACAAGATCATTTAATGAGTTCTGCTGGTTTCTTGCATTGTTATTCTGATTCAGTAGTTTTAATCGCTCAAGCTCTGATAATTCAGCGCTATTTCCCTGAATCCCTCCATATTGTTTCCCTTCCCGCATTGCCTGAACTCGATCGTAAACCTCAACACCGGATGCAGTTGTTATATATGCACCCGCCATTCCTAGTGTTTTAGATAATAATCCACCACCACCTCCTCCTCCGCCACCTACTGGAGGTTTACCACCTCCTGGCAATATGCCGCCGACAAATTTTAATGCGCCAGCGGTACCGGCCAGACCGGCAGCAGTCAGAATCGCTTTTGAGACTTCGGGATTTTCTTTAATAAACTGATTAATACTTTCTAATAACGCATTGATAATTGGCAGTAAGTCACCACCCATTGAACGGGCCAGATTGTCAAAGTTAGTCGCCAGATCCGCCATCTCTTTATTAAACTCATTGGCTGAGTCAATAAGTTTGGGATCGAGCGGTTTATATAACTCTGCAAAATTTTTCAGTGAGGCATTAAGCCCCTTGCTGCCGCCTTCCAGTAAGCGGGTGAAGGGATCATTATCACCGCTGCCAATTCCACTGCGCAGATTTCGCCGCTGGTCATTATCCATTTTGCCGTAAGCATCTATAAGATACTTGAGCGAGTCCATACCGGTTTTATTGGCAAACTCTGTCGGGTTAAAGGCGCCATTCCAATAGGCTTTATCGCCTAACTCCCCTTGCCTGGCCCGTTGTTGCAGGTCAGGGATTTTTTGCACAATCTGATTAGCCGCATCCGGGCTGAGGCCAAGACTACGCATCGCGTAACGTAAGCCGTCAATCTGCTTGACGGTAAAATTGGTAATCTTACTCAGCCTGTCCATTTCTAATACTGAAGCAGATAAATCAGCAGTCAGGGCTTTTAAGCCAACACCGGTACCGGCTGCAGCGGCCAGTTGCAATATGCCGTCTTTAATTCCTTTAACGGCATCATTGGCGGTTTGAAAGCTCTTTGCATCTGTTTCCAGGCCAAGGGAAACCAATAGAGAATCAATTGTCTCTGACATGGAAACCTCATATTTTAGGTGTAAAAAAACCCGCACAATGGCGGGTCTAGTATGTACTTAAAATGTACTACTTTGGCAGTTAAAAACTGATCAATAATATTTAGATAAAATACTAGGCATGATTTTTTGTCTTTTTCATCATGTTTTCATCTACTGTAGGAATGAACTTATTATGCGTTTCAATTAGATATCTAGTAGCACTTTCTCTATTTGCCTCATAATTAAGTTGTTTTTGGAAGAAGTTCAATCTTGCCCTTGCCATATTAATAAGCTCAGACCAAGTATATATCCATACAGTAATGTTGCCTTTGTCATGTATAAGACCTCGCGCGCGACCATCCTGAGTTGCTTCTTCTACTGCAAATGCATCGAATTCATTTGATACTGCAATGAATGTCCAGCTTGTATTTGCTTTATCAAAGCGAGGATCTGTAGCAACAGTAAACGCATAACTTTTTATTTGTGCAATTACTGAAGAATCAATCTTTTTAGAAGAACGTTTTAGTTCTACCACAAGATGGTCAAGTTTCCCTTCACTTGGTTTTCGAGCCTTATTTAACATCAGGTCAACTCTTCCCGAAGAACCATCAGGCCTAAGTACTTTAGAATCATCACTACATCTGGTACCAAGTAGATCCAAATGTTTATTCAACACCTCATTTAAATTCTCTTCACTTCCTGTTAAATGAAAGTCTTCCCGGAATATCCATGCTTCTTTCTCAAGAATTTTATGAAGTTGATCTCTCTCTAAGAGTTTGTCTTTAGTTTCAGTATCAAAAAGTAGCTGTTCTAACCCCTTAATAAAATCTAAACGATTCGCGACTGCTTTAGATGCACTAATGATTGTAGATAGTGTGGTTTTTTCCAGTAGAGAAGCCAATTCATCTTGTTCTTGTTTTTTTAAGCCTAGAACTTCACTAATAATTTTTTGAACCGAATCAGGATTATCTTTAATTGCTTGTTTTAGCAGCTTAAATGTGAATTGTTTTGTCTTTTTGTCTGCTTTTTCAAATTTACTCAGATAGCTTTGTACATTAACAGCTAATATGTCGAATACTTTTCTTTCCGCATCTTCTACAGGATTAAATTGTAACTCATCATTATATGGGTAAATGTCTTCTCTTTTCCACTCTTCAACAATTCTACTTTTATCAATGAGAGTTTTTTGTAGGAAATGTTCTCTTGCTTTATCAATTATAATTTCAACAACATGCCTTGTGTTAATATCTAACTCAGTTGTTTCCAAAACACCGCCATCATTAAGTTCACTAAAATATGAGGACGATGCATAAATAGAAAAATCACAGTTAGGTGCTTTGACTCTTTGAGCTAATTTATATTCACCAAGAGAAAATCCATTTTCATCACAGAAATTAATGACTCTCTCAGCTTTTTTATGCCACTCTATTATAGATATCTTTAATTCCACCTTCTTTCCATTATCTAAAGAGACATCACCAAGATTATATTCTGTAATGTTTTTTTGTGCTAATGAAGGTGATATATCAATGTTATTGATAAATAATTTTTTCTTCGGATACTTTGTTAAAAAGAAACAGAATATTTTTGCCAAGTTTTCTTTTACATCAGGATTTAATAATACTGATGCTTCAGGAATGGGGTTTAAAATTGTAACTATCGTTCCTGATTGTCCTTTTGCGATAATAGGGACTGAAGGTAAAACCTGAGCTATAGAGTTAACATCCCCTTTAATAACATACTCAATAACATTAGAGTTGTTGTTAAACTTCGTTTGCCACTCGACTCGCTCACCAATTGCGTACGCTTTAAATCTCCCCCTCCCTTTCTCTCCATGCAAAATTTTATTACCGAGCTTTTTGGCCTGTTTCTTCCATGATCCCCCTAACCCACCAAAAAAATCTTTTAGCTTCGCTGGATCAATACCTGTACCAGCATCATGTACCTCAATACTTTCTAGAGCACCTAAGCCATTTTCTCTAGTGAATACTTTAACAATATCAGACGACGCATCAAAACCATTCCAGACAATCTCTGCTAATGCATTATAAGGGTTATCTTTAGATACCACTTGTAAGAAATCTGTTTTTGCTTCCACAGTTATGATGCTCATTATTATCCCTATGCATGCATAAATTTTTGTATAGCAACATAATATACGCATGCTCAAAGAATGGTTATCTGGAAATTTGAACAGTTACATTACAATACTGTATTTAAATGGGTCTTCCCCTGTTGTGGTGGCTGAGGGCATTATAGTGGCAGTCTTGATTTTCTGAGGAGCCTGCCATGGACGAAAAGTCCCTCTATGCACACATTCTCAACCTGTCCGCGCCGTGGCAGGTCAAATCAGTTTCTCTCGATGAAAATGCCGGTTCTGTGACAGTTACTGTCGGCATCGCTGAACATACTCAGTTAACCTGTCCGACCTGTGGTAAATCCTGCCCTATACATGACCATCGACACCGTAAATGGCGTCACCTCGATACTTGCCAGTTCACCACGCTGGTTGAAGCTGATGTCCCACGCATTGACTGCCCTGAACACGGTTGCCAGACACTGCCCGTCCCCTGGGCTGGACCCGGTAGCAGGTACACGTTGTTGTTCGAGTTTTTTGTCCTCTCATGGCTGAAAATCAGCACGGTAGATGCCGTCAGAAAGCAGCTTAAGCTGAGCTGGAATGCCGTAGACGGTATCATGGTGCGTGCCGTTAAACGGGGCCTGTCCCGGATAAAAAGGCCTTTATCGGCCCGCCACCTCTGCGTGGACGAAGTGGCCTTCAAAAAAGGCCATAAGTACGTCACCGTTATCTCTGACCGGCAAGGCCGGGCTCTGAAACTGACAGATGACCGCGGCGTTGAGAGCCTTGCTAGCTATCTGCGTAGCCTGAGCGATCACCAGTTGGATGAGATAAAAACGTTGTCGATGGACATGAACATGGCCTATATCAGCGCAGCCCGGATCCATCTTCCCAATGCCGTGGATAAAATCGCCTTCGACCACTTCCATGTGGCAAAAACGCTCTGCGGCGTTGTTGATAAAACACGAATGACGGAAATGAAACGCATCTCGTCGTTAGACAGGAAAGGGGCTCATCGCTCGCGTTATCTGTGGTTTTACGGTAAACAAAATCGACACGGAGGCAGGGCGGAACGGTTGGAAGTAGCACGTCTGGTATTACCCGAAACTAGCCAGTGTTGGGTAATGAAAGAACTTGCCCGCGACCTTTGGCACAGGCGTTATGACAGGCATAGCCGCAGGCTGTGGCAAGAATGGATGTTAATGGCAAAGAATAGCGGGATCCCTCTCATGGCAAGCGTTGCCCGCATGGTGGCAAAGCGTCTTTACGGGATCCTAAATGCAATGAAACACCGAGTATCGAACGGTAATGCGGAGTCTCTAAACAGCAAAATACGCCTGCTCAGGATCAAGTCACGAGGCTTTAGGAATAAAGAACGGTTCAAACTGGGTGTGCTGTTCCACTACGGAAAGCTGAACATGGCGTTCTGAGTCTCCCACCATGATCGGGGAAGACCCATTTAAATACAGTATATGCATGTGGGTTTACCTGCAAATAGATTCCATCTATCAAATAACCACACAAAAGGTAGATACCTTTAACCTATTGAGTAATTAACTATTCCTGCTTTTATTCGCAGCCTCCATAATCTCATCCAACACATCATGCATCAGTTGCACATCATCAATGGTGTAAGTGCCATCCAGCATATCTGACCACCTTGCCAGCGGCGGGCAGTGTTGCCCGGCACCGGCGCAAGGTCGCCATAAAAACCAGTCTACGCGGGAGGGTGCTGCGGATTGTTTTCCGCGTTTCTTCCCTCCTCTTTTTTGAGTTGCCAAAAAGGGCCGATGTTTTCCCGCAGTACCAGTCCCAGCAATACTAGATAATTATGGGCTTCATCTTGAAACAGGTTTTCCCCCACTGGGACGTTATCGGATTGGCGAACGATACTACCGCACTTAAAACACAGTTCTTTCAAGCGGTTTAAGCTCATTGTATCGACAGAAGCTAAACTGGCTGCCATACCCATTGCGGTGACATTGGGATTGATCGCCGGTAACAAACCAGACTTAGCGGCGATTTGCAGCATTTCGACCTGATCTCTGGCCGGTGATGTTGCCCCGCGAAAAAGGGTGTCACCGATCACGACTTCAATTTGACGCCCCATAATTAGGTTTCCTCTGAGTCAGCAAATTCAAAAATAAATTGTTCATCCGACACACCACTTTTCCCCGCGCGGGTGGCTGAGCCTCGGTTAGTCATGATACCGTCGAATCCAGCAAAGCGTTCATCGGTACCGGTTTGCGAAAAGGTAAAGGTGGCATCAATACCGGATTTCTCCACCGTTAATAACTGGCGTGCCTGCACCGAGCCGGGGATCAGGTTGATGGTCAATCGCTTGGCGCGGGTTTTATTGTCCAGCCGTACTGACGTGCCACCGATACCGCGTTTCAGCGCGGCACGAGGTTCTAAATCTTCAATGGTGATCGGTGGGTCGGTATCACCAAAATCATCAATCGGGATACCAAAGACGGTGAGGTTAGAGCCATCAGCGCCGTATCTGTGCATGGTCATAAGGGATTACTCCACGGTGGCATTGATTTCAGCGATATGACCGGCACGGCCTAAAATCACTAACAGGGTGGTTAACGGGTAAACGCGCTTTTTGCGTTGGTCTGAGGTCAGCGCAAGGACATCCTCAGGACGCGAACGAATGACAAAACCAAAATCAGCCACTTTCGTCACGCCATCGTCAGGATCAACATAAGAGCCGGTACCCAGCACCCCGTTATTGAAAAAGCGTTTGCAGGTAGTGGCAACCGTAGACAGCAATCCGTCATAGTCACGTGGTGTCAGTGCACGTTTGGTGCCGACATTAGCAATGTAGTTGTAGCCATCCACCTGAATATGGTTTTTCAACACATCCAAATTGACAACATCATCAATAAATTCGCCATAGGAAGACATCGATTTACTGTTGATCACCCGGCTGTTATCAATTTGCCCGGCCAGTTCAATTTTGGTGAAAAATACCGCGTTCTTGGCTTTTAAGGCATTGTAGGCACTGGTGGCCATATCATCGCCCATCACACCCGGTAACACCTGATACTCGCCGGTAATAGCAGTGTTTAACCCTGTTGGTCTGAATTTATGGAACGCCGCGGCCAATTGCACCATGGCATAGGCTTGGGTCGGGTCAGTAGTGACGGACTCAGCGGTTTTATAACCCGCAAACACATGGCGGTTACCTTTACTTTTGAGCAGTGACACCACATCCTCCACCTTGTTCTGGTCAGCAATATCGTTAGCGCTAAATGTCCACCAGACCGGATGACTATTGGCATCAGACCAATCGGCCAACTGGAGAATAATGTCATTGCTGGTTAAGTCGCTTGTTTTAAAGAAGTAGTGATAACGCCAAATGCGGTCAGTGGCGCTATTGACAGTTTCCAACAGCGAATTTTCAACATTCTTCATCCAGACGGTGATTTGTGGCGGTTTGGGAATTTGCGCAAAGTAGCGAGTCGCAATATGATAAATCGGGCTGTCAGTCTGGAAATCAGCACCGAGTTCTGGCAGCGATGCATAGTCGCGGAATGAGTCTGCATCAAACTTTGCCGCTTCTGCTAAGTCTGACGGATCAGCAAAGGTCAGCGCACTGGAAAAATCACCGTAGCCCAACCCTGCCGCCGTCAGAATAAGATTGACGGGGATAATATTATCAACCGGATAAGCCATAAGAGCAGTCTCTTTCTCTAATTTGAATGTCAAACCCTGCGGCACGTAATAGCGCGTAGGATGCGGTTTTCTCAATGAATAAATGGATGTCAGCCTGATAGCGCGGCTGAAGTCCGGCTTGTAACAGTCCGGTGAGATTTCGGAAATTGCTGGAGAAACGCCAGGCGATTTTGTGACGGAACAGATAATCACTGACGGGCATCAGAAAATTGGCATTGGCTAAATGCATAGCGGCAGTTGCCGCACCGCTATTGAGCAAATTCACCGACAGCAAAAACTCCATTGAGGTACAGGCTGTTTCTTGCAAATCTTGCCACTCCTCCCCCAGCGCCGGATCAGTTTCAGCAATCGCTGGGATAAATTCTCGCTTGCGCCGTGTTTGCCCATAGGCCCGAACAGGCACTGGGTTATAGGTGGCATATAAGCTATTACCTATCGGTGGGTTACGGCCTTGATCGGCTAATACAACACGGTCGAGGGGGACTGCAGCGGCGAGTGAAATAAGTTCCTGAAATACCGGATACATCTCTTCAATGGTTTCCATCAGCCCGCACCTCGATAACGTTCAACCAATGCACGGCAAAAGTTACGCCAAGGCCGGTTATCACAGGAAACAACTCGCCATTGTCGCATTGCCAGCCCATCACTGAATTCCAGCAAGTCGCTAAATTTCCCCTCGTCATCAGGCCAGAGATAATGCACACCATCGTTAATGTGCACCACTCGCAGATCCTGCGGGTTAGCCGTGCCGCCCATGCCGATCAACATTTGAATATCTTTCCATTTTGCTGATTGGACATTCACCTTCTGCAATTCGGTGACCTGCGGTTCTCCCTGCTGCCAAATACCTCCGAGGCCGCTATAGTCACCGGCAACCGGTCGAATTAACCGAATGCCGCCCTCGATAGGCGAATTAAAGGTGGCATCAATATGTCCGTGCATATCCAAGCCATTACCGAACATGATTAATCCTCCACGATATGAGTCAGTGCGCCTTTTAAATCACCATGCCTGATAAGCGGTGTTGCCGAGCCTTTAGCTGCTACAGTGGCATCAGCATTTTTGGGTTGAATACCGGCTTCGATCGCCTCCTGGCAATAACCCACCGCACGCGCACCAATCTGATCCAGCATTTGGAATGCCGTGATTTCGCCACGAGTGACCTGCGCCGTCAGCACACGAAAGGCTTTTTTGATGTTGTCCTGATTTTGTCGCAGTGGAACCCGCAGAAATGAGCGCTCTGGAATACGCCCGTCAGCGGAACCAAATTCCTGTACCGCACCAATCACCACAATAGGCGCACCATCTTCATACACTCCCGCCCCCTCAGGTAGCCCCACCAGCACTCGACGTTTTGCTGTGACTCGGTCATGGATCTGGCGCAATTTCTGCGCCAGTTTATTCCCACCCCGTACTTCGGCCCGCAGTTTCATACCATCATGCCTCCGGTACCGGCCCTGCGACGTAAACGCAAAAAATCCACGCCGTAGGTGGTCAGTGGTAAATCACCATTGATATTGAGATCATCAGCGGTCACCGTAGGAACGGCAAAAGAAGTCGATTCATCACCCACTGATTTTGATGAGATGGCATAAGCCGCCCCAACATCACCACTGATAGCCCTTTTGCGCATTACCAGCCGGTGGGCAGCAAAGGCAAACAGGCCACGTTTTTTGATTGATGCCGGACGGGCATGATATTTCAGCCAACGTTGGCCGGTTTCCGAGTCGCCCTCCTCCAATGCCTGAATAACTTCCCGCTCAGGCCACAAGGTGATATCGCTGAATTCCGGATAATACTCACGAAAATCAGCCACAATTTGTGCCGTAATATCCACATCGCCCCCTAAAGCAAAAACCCGTCACGCGGACGGGTCATCAATGTTATCGGTATCATCCGCTGAGGTTTCCGGCTCGGTAGTATCGCTCTGTACCAACTCGGCTTTTTTGCTATCAATCGCCTTTTGCAAGGTTGGTGCTTTGGCTGCCGAGGGGGCTTTTTTACCGAATAAGTTTTCATATTCATCGCGCACAGCGGTGATATCCAGCTCACTATCATCAATATGCCTATTAAGCGGCGCATCGAATTGTTCGGCGCGCATCATGCCTGCCTGAGTAAATAAGTGGCGAGTAAAGTTGCCATTCACCGCCGCTGAATGTCCAACAGCAATAGTGATGCGCTGGCCGGTTTCCTCATCGGTCACCGTCAGCGGTGATGTGTGCAAGTTAGTGAGTTCAAACATGATTAAACCCCATCGACATAGTGAGCGGCTTTAGGAATACGCCATTCCGTGCCACCGGTACGTAAAATGGCTGGCACTTTGAAATTAACGTTGTCTGGTGTAGCTGGATCTAAGAAACGTAACGGCATCACGTCATGGCCTTTCACCACCCGCATATCTTTTTTGTACACCATCAGACGATCTTTACCCGCCGCCCCAGCACCAGCCAGCAAGATATCATCGTCAAAATCCATATCTTTGAAGTTGGTCCGCAGGAATTCCAACAATGTGACGTTTGAGGCGTTATGGGTCGAGAGCAAGGTACGCATCAGTAATTGATGTTGTTCCGAGGGCAAAATGAAACCATTTGGTCGGTGAACCGTGACGGTGTTTTTTAGATATACCTGGTTATAGGCGGCACCAAAGAAATCAATGATCGGCTGGGTACCGTTGGTGGGGATATCGGCGACCAATTCGGCCAAGGTCGCCGGAGCCGCCTCAATGCCCACATTGGAGCTGGTATACAGCCCTTCCCCAATGTCATTGTGACCTAATAAGTAAATCTTATTCAGACCTTGCTCAACCACGTCACGTACCGCCTGACCACGTTCAGCATCAAGATTGACGTTATTGAGCATGGCAAAACCGATTTCCTCAATGGAATAGGTGTAACCCAATGCAGCAGTTTTGATCTCATGAAAGCCCTGATTCATGGCGATATCTACCGTCGGCACATCGGTCGAGTTCGGGCCAAATATCTGTAACTCACCACGGGCATCAATCGAGCGGAACGCCACCACTTTTACCCAGTCGGGCGCACTGTTATCCAGCGGCAGCAATGTGCTGTACTTAAACTGCGGATATTCCAGCCGGTAAATTTCAGATTCAATATGGGCGGCCTGTTGCACCAGAAAAGAGAGCGCCGATACTGGGCTGACGTCAAATACACTTCGTTTCATACATGTTTTCCTTTAATTTTACTCGCCGCTATCGGGCGCTGGGGTAGGAACGCCGGTTGACGCTAAAATGCCATCAACGCGAATTTCGCCCACTTCACCGGCCACTACATCATCAACCCAACGGACAAAATCCAACTCAACCCCAGCACTGCCTGCGGTTAACCGCCCCTGATTCACACCTGTCGCCGTAATCACAGTTACGGTGTCACCCGCACTGGCGCCATCAACGCACAAGGCAAACATCGGCCCACGGCGCAGTAACGACGCCACATGATCGACCTCATAACCCACTTCATAATCTGGCGGATTAGTGGGCACGCTGTTGCTGAATACCGCCATCGAACGCACGGTAAAACCGATAATCTGTGCGGCGGTAGTGGTCGGCGTGACAGGTGCACAAGAACGCGCGCCCACCCCACGGATCACTGCCCGACCAAATGACACCATTTTGGTTTCCACTCGACGTGAGACCACTTCACAGACATCCGTGGTTGAAATTTGGCCCTCGTAGGCTTTACCGCGCCATTTGGTGAATTCACTCTGAGCAATCGCCATTATTTATTCTCCGTTTGTTTGCCATAACGTTTGTCCAGCCAGCTTTGGCGCACACTGTCACGAGTCGTCTGTGCATCGCCGGTTTTGACTTTCTTCATATCGCGGCCCAAATTGATGATGGAGTCATTCACCTCGTTTTTATCAACCGGATCATCGTCATCCTCGTTTTCCCGCCGCTCTTCTTCGGCATCAAAATAAGCGGCCAGATAAGCATCCGGCGCTTTATCCCATGAGGGGTATTTGCGGCATTTGATCCCGGCACTATCCAGCGCGGCACGTTTGATTTTTAGCGGGTCTACCGCGTCACAGCTAAATTCTGTACCTGCAATTTTGATAGCAGAGTCACGCGCCGCCACCACATCGGCCAGCCGTTTCGAAATCGCATCCTCAGACGACTTTTCTTTTAATGCCGCGATTTCTTCATCTTTGGCATCGGCTTTGGCTTCGGCCTCCTCTTTTTTCTGTTCAGCTTCATCCTTGGCGGCTTCGGCTTTTTCCTGCCCTTCCTCTGCGTCGCTAACACGTTTTTTTAGCGCATCCATCGATGATTGGATCAGCTGCTGGGTCGCTTCGTCAGCCACCTCTACGCGCACGCCGGAATCCAGCACAACTTTATACATGGGGGTTACTCCCTTGGGTTTACGGTCAAATAACCGCGCCAGGTGCCCGGCTCTGGCCTGATCACACAGTGCGATATGGTTGATGGTGATGGTGTATTGAATAAATTCGTAGGCAGTACCGCAGGGCGCGATACCGGGGGCATAACGGTATTCAGAGGTGTAACCGGCAGACAATTCCTCTTTATTTTGGTTGATAGCATCAATGGCGTACTGATCTTTAATCAGCAGATCGACCACCACATAATCAGGGTCATCAATATCTTGTCGCCCCGGCGAAATGGCATGCCCTGCGGTAACCTGCTTAAAAGTTTGGGCATTCACCAAATCATCAGGGTGATCAATGGTGACGTCTTTATTGTCATAACTGGCTAGACTGACCGGATCAAACACCTCAGCCGGTGGCCGGTACACATTGACGATTTGACCGGGTGGCCTGTCTTTTAATCCCAGTTCGGAGGCGAGATATTGCTGCACACCGACGCGAGCAACCCGCCCGGGGACTTTTAAATAGCCCTCAGGGGTCATTTCTCGTTGGGAATTAATCGGAAAGGACACGCGGTCACGAACGGTGATCCGCATAATATATCCTGTTAGTAATCAAGCCCCTTGATTTGGGGAATGGCATGACAGCGACAGCCGATATGTGCTCTGCCGGGGAATAATCCGCTTTCGCCGTGATAAGTCGCACCCCGCGACCAAAGATAAATACCTGCGCCATAACCCACATCAGTGCGGGAAATTTCAAAGCATTTGATTTTGGCTCGCGGATACTTACCGGCGGGATTACCGGACACACGTACATCTTGCGAGGTAGACCAACGAAAACGGTTAATTCCCGCGCCTACCTGCCGAGTGTGAGTAATATCACTGCGGATTTTGGCGGTTTGGTCGCGGGAAATAAGATGCGCACGCTGATAGCTGGCTCCGGTCACTTGCTGGATATTTCTGACCATGGTGCTGAGCGAGTCACCGCGCATGATGCTATCCATCACTTCCCGCTGAATATCATCGAAATAATCTGAGGACAGTGATTTTATCAACGCGACATTACTTTCGACCGAGGCGTCGAAATAATCCACTAATGACTCATTGACCATTAGTGAGGTCATATCAATACCAATAGCGCGATTAATTTGTTCAACGAATACCGCAGAACTTTCAGATTCTGCCCGACTCGCCACTTGCTGGGCTAGTCGCTCAGCCTGACGGCCCATCACAGAACTATTAAATTTGTCGGCAGCCTGCCTGATTGACTCTTTGATGATATCGACCAGATAACTGTCGGCGGTGTAATTACGGCGTAGAACCGGTGTTAATACTTCATCTATCGACTGCGCCATCAACCGAACCATTTCACGTAACTGAGCACGATAATAACGTTCGGTTTCATCTGTCTGTTTAACTGGCCTGAATTGTGCCCTCCGGCGCGTCGGCTGGTTTTTTATCATCGCCTGGAGTGTTGCCAAGCCGGAATTGATAATCACCTTGCCGTTCGGCTGATTCGTCATCTTCAAGTCGGGTGATGTCATCTTCTTGAATACCATAAACCCCTTGCTCCATCAGCTTACGGGCCACCTGCGACGGCAATACTACTTTTTGCTGAAGGCGAATATCATCGGCCTGCGCATCTGCCAGTCGTTGGGCAGAAATCTCGCTATCGGTCGGTTGCGACAGTGGCGCAAAGGTAAAATCCAACCCATCGGGCATGGTACCCAGCGTCGAACGCACCAGCACCTCATCCAGTTTTTTCAAAAATGGGCGGTATTTCGCTTCCTGATCCCCCTTGATGGTGCTGAAATAATTGTTCTGGTCGCCTTGCCCGGAATCCCCTAATCCTTTGGCTTGCACGCCGAATATGCGTGTCATCGGAATACCGGATGCGCCCGCCGTCCACTCCATTAGTACCGCCAACACTTCTCCCAAGCCGCCGAATGAGATTTGCTTGCGATCAAAGCTCTCTTTGGAATCCAGCAGCGCCAGCCGAAATAGCGATTTCATCATGCCAAAAGTGTTGTAGCGTTTGGCTATGGCTTCATCCATATCGCCAGATGCTAAGTCAGTGGCTAAATTTTCTTTGCTGATGATGTCGATATTGGCTTCCAGAATTAGCGAAGAAATCCCCCCTTTGGCGGCGACGGCATCTTTCACATCCTCAAGACAGCGCCTCAAACGGCTATCATCCCAACCACCGTTAATCATACGTAACCGCATCGGCAAGGCAGCACCGGGCGCACGCACAAAATGGCTGAAATGGATCTTCTGCTGACCGCCGTTTACCAGGTAGTAATCCGGCTGCATAAAGTTCTCAGCCAGTGGGTTAGAAACGTTGTATTGCTGCCCATTGATCAGCATGCGGTCCAGTACCAGCAAGCGCTTAAGTGAGCCTTTTTTAATATTCTTTAATTCCAATTCATGAGACAGGTCTTGGTCGGTCAGCATCAATACCCCCGCCCCGCCATACAATCCGGCCCATTTAAAGGACTCTTGGGTGACCCCTTGAATATTGAACTGGTTTTCAGCATTGCGTAGTGCGGTAGCATCATCTGACGGAAATGAGCGCCATTCGCGAGTGGCATCATCAACCGGAATATCAATAATCGAACGGGCAATCCAGTTTTCGGTATAAGCCGCCTCCAACTCGGCAAAATCTTGCATCGCGCCATACACAAAGCGGCTATACATACGCCGGTCACGGTCGGTACCCATGCCAGTCATCACATTCGACAAACCATCAGCAGTCAGGCGAATGCGGGGTTTACCGCCAAAATCCAGTTTTTCACTCATCGTTAAACCCACTTGTCATAACTGATGCTGCCACCAGCAATTAATTCGATTTCTATCGAATCCATAATTGTGTCGAGGATGTCATCGTTTTTATGGCTGTCATCCGCTGAGAAATCAGCGCATTCCGTCAGTGCAGGCATGATCCAATCAGTCGAGGCGGCCACTGCACCATCCCAGTAATAAACCTGCGGGATTTTTTGGCCGTCGTCGGTCATCAGTGCCGGAAGATAGACACAGCCAGTTTTCATTTGCGGAATGGTATTCAGGCAGCGGATCAGCTTGTTTTGGCCCGAACCGCGGGGAATAGTTAAAATGGGAATACTTTTACGTTTTACCAGTGTAGTAATCAGACCTTGTCCGGCTTGCTTATCCTCAATTCCCATATGGCGTAATGGCGCAGGGCGTTTCGGATTATAGGGTCGCCACTTTTCCCATAAGTCTTGTGCGGTGGTCAGCAAGTCCTCTGGGTCCCACCGCCCACGTACGCTGTCGATAATATAGAGATTGCCATCAACCCCCATCCCCACCAGCGTAAAGACGGTGTAGTCATTGTAATCTTCAATTTTGCCAGAATTGGTATCGACATAAACGGCGCGATGAGTCAGCGGGGGTAAATGGGTGTAGCGTTTAAACCAGTCGGTATCAATTAATCCGCCAGTCAATGCGCGTGGGCGCTGCATATATTGCGACATGAAAGTGTATTCGTCGCTTTCCCACAACCGCAGCAAATCACCGACATATTCGTTTACTGGCCAGTAAGACCAATAACGCACCCCGCCGACCACCACGCTTTCACTATTTTTAACCGAAAACCAACACTGCGAGCGCCACGGTTCCGGCAATGCATCTATATATTCTTCACTGACCAGCGCCGGAATAGTGATGTGGTGAAAATCCACCCCCATCTTGCCGGACAGCATAAATCCGGTGGCGTCGTCGGTATGAAGCCGCTGCTGGATAGAAACGAACGGTGTGGGATGCTCTTTACTCTTATCACCGCGCCGTGAGCGGATGGTGTTCACCAAGATACGGTTAGCGCTGGCCCGTTTGGTGGCCGAAAACATATCTTCGGGTTTATTGTAATCATCCAGCCCAACAAAGCCGGAAAAATCAGGGCCGGGGAACCCCGCACGACCACCGGTTAATTGCCCACCGCTGGAGCGAGAAACCGTCTGCCCTACCATTCGGCCCCGACTATTAACAATTTCCCACTCTTCCGCCTGATTAATACCAAAGCGGCAAGGCCACAGTGATTGATACTCAGGGCTGGCGATAATATCGCGGGTGCGGCGGCTATTGCGTTTTACCAGTGTGTCAGCAAACGACACATTGAGATTTCGAAAGCGCCGTAACTGGCCAGTCTGTACCAACATATTGATATAGGCTGGCAGATGAACCGAAATAAACTCGGTTTTAGTGCCACCTGGCGGCACGTTCACAATCAGGTTGCGCGGTTGCAGTCGGTTATTGACCAAATCATCCAGCTTTGCGGCCATCATTTTATGATGCCAGTTCACCAGTAACCGGTCACTTTGCAGCAGCTCAAACCAAATGCGAGTGAAATTAAGAAAAGATTTTTCCGATCGGGATTTCAGGGCGACACGCGACGGGAAATCCAGATTTTCCCATTCGAGAATATCGCTCATGTGGTGATCCTGCTATCGCGCCATGTTTGGGTGATTTATCGCCATTATTCCCCTTGCACTTTTTGCCTGATAGGGACAAAATGACGTTTGTGATTACATATGTCATTACGTGAGTGAGGTTCAAATATGGGTAACATTAATATTCGCATTGATGATGACTTAAAAGATCGTTCTTATGCGGTACTGGAAAAACTGGGCGTCACCCCCTCTGATTTGCTGCGCCAGACACTGGAATACGTGGCACAAAGTGGCAAACTGCCCTTTAAATCCGTGTTGCTGACCGATGAAGATCAAGCACTGGTCGCCATAGTCAGAGAACGTTTAGCCAATCCACAACCGGTCAGGGTGTCACTGGATGACTTATAATCTTGATTTTGATCGCCGGGCGCTGAAGGAATGGCATAAGCTCGGCGATACTGTACGTCAGCAATTTAAGAAAAAGTTGCTCGAAGTGATTAAAAATCCACGCGTTGAAGCCAATAAACTGCGCGACTTACCTGATTGCTACAAAATAAAACTACGCAGCGCCGGATACCGCCTGATTTATCAGGTGCAAGACGAAAAAATCACGGTTTTTGTGGTTGCCGTGGGTAAACGGGATCGTGAAGAAGCCTACAGTGAAGCTGGCAAGCGCGTTTGATTGTCAGTATTCAATCCAACCCCGGCAATTTACCCTCTAACATCTGCTGCGCTTTCACATAATCTTCTGGCGTGTAATTCACCTGGTTAATGGCACCACCATCAGGGCCACTTATCTCGGTTTTATTTTTCAGCATACCCAAATGCTGGCCCACCATTTTCAATGCCTCATCCTGATTACGGGTAATCACCTCTAAACCAAACTTGCCCTGCTTAACTCCGGCATAAAGGCGGCGTGCCGAAATCGATAAATCCCGCGAATCATGAAAATGCGCCCTGCCTTGCCCCTCACCATTGCAACGTGGGCAATCTGGATTGGGATCGAGCGTACTGTCAAAACCGTAACCGCCATCATCCAATGGCGCAGGTTTTCCGTTATTGGTTCTTTTCTCTGACTCTTCCTGATATTCCTGCTCGTTAATCCACTGGTATTTATTTTCAATCCCCCAGCAGTGACGACAACATAAACGACGAAACTCTGAAATTTCGTTAGCGTTGGCCGTGGCAATATCCCACCACCAATTTAAAACAGCGTCTTGCGTGATGTGCGTCCGTTGTTCTCTGGCTTCCATAGCATCGCGTATGGCTTTGTTTACCGATACATGGCGATACAACCGACGAGCAGCGGCAGCACCAGTTAATCCCTCGCATTTATATCCGGCCCGTTTATAAGCAGCGGTCTTATCCAAATCAATTAAATACTCACTGACAAATTTCGCCTGCATATCGTTAAGCCCATATCTACTGGCGATAGAGCAACTTTCTTCAACTTGATTTTCAATTGGTGGGCAATTTGAATTGATTTGATTTTCAATTGGTGAAATTGATTTTTTAGCTTTGGTTCGCAGGTTCGCGTTTTGGTTCGCACCAGAGTTATGCGAACTTGTAGTGCGAACTTTTTCGGGCTTAACCCATTTTCCTGATTTAGCCCTTTTCCGTATTGCTGTATCACTGACACCGTACTTTTCAGCTAATGACCGAATTGAAAGTTGTCCGGCACAGTATTCGCGCTTTATCGCCTCCCAATCCGGCTTTTTCATTTTTTACTCACATTTTGGTCTTAAATGCTCCAGCAAGAAAATCATGGCTCGCGTGTCGCCTTTCTTGGCTTTGATAAACAGAGAATTGGATATATCCGCTATCCCTTTAGCTTTTCCCCGGCGAACGGCCAGCCGGTAAAGTGAGATTGCTGATTTATCTCTCCTTAAATTATCAATGTCGATTTCCAGTGTGTCGGCTATCTGCTGCTCCGTTAATCCACGCCCTGCCAATGCCTCGACTTTATCGAGCGTCGGCTTATCCATCATCAGGCCCTCTTGGGATAGGGTTTATGACGTGATATCAGGATTTTTTTCATTTTCTTGTCGAGAGGCATCAGGTATTTATGCTTTCCTGATGTTTTAAACTCTTGGGCGTTGGGATCTAAATGCTGGCGAATTGATTCAAGATTTTGTTTTACCCCCTTGGCAGAAACACTGCGCGGATGGGTTTTCCTACCTTTGATGATAAATGCACCCACCGTTCCGACACCGAATAGCCCCTCATATATCCAATTGGTAGCCTGATAAATTCCGCCATGATGATTTTGGTCTTTATCTGCATAGGAGACGATTAGCCGCAGACCAGGGCAAACATCAGCAAGAAATTTAATCGCTTTAGCCAATATCTGACTAACTGGGGATATATGCTGACGTAACGCTACGCGGGTAAGTTCGCAAACTTGATCCTGCTGTAAACTGTATGGCTGCCCGATATGGTTATTAGCGCCGCGGCTAAAAATAACGACACCAATAAATTTCCCATCTTCCCACGCACCCACTTTTACCAATTTTCCGACTGGTACCGCTTTGGCATAATGCCAGTTGAGGCAGGCAAAGCTGGCAGCCTGATGAGTCGCCCAATCCACCGTGAGTGTTGTCATAGAACACCCCCACAGTGTGGGCAGAGCTTGGCGTCAAGATGATCTAGCTTTCCCTGATCGTTTTCGTTACCAGGCAGAAAATCGACATTCAACATTTGATCGATTTCTTCTGACGAAAATCCAGTAAGAGACAAATCAAAATTTTCTGCCAATAAATCCCCCAGCTCCAAGGTTAAGAGATCCTGATCCCATCCGGCATTCAGTGGTAATTTATTATCAGCAATCCGATAGGCTTTTTTCTGTGACTCCGACAAACCAGATAATGTGATTGTAGGAACTTGCGCAATACCCAACTGTTCCGCTGCCAATAAACGACCATGACCCGCGATTACCTCTCCCCGTTCATCAATAAGAATTGGGTTTGTCCAACCGAACTGTTTAATACTCGCTGCAACTTCATCTACCTGCTCTGCTGAGTGGGTTCTGGCATTTTTTGCGTAAACAATCAACGAACTGAGTGATTTATAGACTATCTCTAATTTATTCTGATTTTTTACTATGGTCATTTTGCATGTTCCAACTATTATGACCCTGCTCTCGAGAGCAAGTGGGCCTTGGTTCGTACTCATGACCTGTACTGTGGGTATGAATGGCCGTTAGTAGCTCCAACTACTCGCGGTCGCCCACCTTCCTAAATAAAAAAACCACCAGCAACCATGCTCAGGGTGAGCGGAAGGTGTTACTGATGGCTTTGCTTGCGCATTACATAACAGCCTCGCAAAGCCGTTATGTGATGATATTTAGGAGTGAAAAACCACAGGCTTATGAGGCCAGTGGCTTGTACCAAATATTATTATGATTGTATCTAAAAGCCATCGTTTAATTAAATACAGATGCTAATGATGACCTTTAGATATTTAATATTACCTTAGTTAGCGAACCCGGAATCCTGCGGCTAATAATGTATAATCATCAGTGGGAATTGATTTCTCAATGCGATTTTGAAGACTTCCGGCAAAACGAATCGGGTTATTCAAAGTGTTACTCGAGAACCTTGGCCTTTTCTCCCAAGAGTGATGAGCACCATCCGACATAAGAAATATAGTTACAATCCCTTGTTCATCCGTAACTTCATCCAATGGCAATGATATCTCTTGATACTCCAAATTTATTGGCTTTGATATAGCTGTTGTCAAAGTATTTTTCCCTGACATTAGTTTCAATTCTGCACGATTAAAAATCTTATCATCTAGTAACTTCTGGTGTTGGGTATGATCCTTAGTCAGCAATCTAAGTTTATTACCAGACTTAAAATACAATCGACTATCACCAATATGACCGATCCTTAGCGACGTGCTATCAATATAACAAAATGTCAATGTTGTAGCCGCTTGGAAAAACTCAGTATTTTGAAATGATAGTTCAGAAACTTTTTCTTTTATTGAGGAAAAAACATTATTCATATCAGCTAATTGACTTGAGCTAATAATATTTGAAAGATAATCTACAGCTGCTTGTGATGCTTGTTTGGCACCGATGTAAGACCCTACACCATCAGCTACAGCCATTATAAAGCCATCATCCAGGGGTTTAGGCAGCAAGATTGAGTCCTGATTTTCTTTAGAGGAATTCTTGGGCAAAGAGAATAAACCAGAAGTCAATAAATTAATCATAACCCATTCCTTTTTTTAAGATTGTTCAACTCACTAATTATTTCGACCAGTGACTGGTATCGATTAGCTGGGCGCCATGCTGTGCATTTATCCACTATTTCTTTTATTTCTGGAATATCTTTGAGGTCAAATTCATCCATCAAAACGCCCAGAGCAAAAATATCCGATTGAACAGAATATAATCCAGCAGCGTTAATTTCTGGTGCCATGTATTTTTCAGTACCCATAGCAGCAGCCACTTTTGTCAAAAGCTCTGACTCTGCATCCTTTCCAGCCTGGTCTTTCGCTATGTTTTTAACCAAACCAAAGTCTGATATTCTGTAAATCCCATCAGAAAACTTCAGCACATTAGATGGTTTTAAGTCTCGGTGCAGATAAAGTATGTCGTATTTCTGAAGATATGGTTTCGGTTCATGCATAAAACGAACACCAGCCAATATCATACTTATAATGTTAATTTTATCTTTAACATTTAAAATACCAGTTGCCAGATCTTTGCTTAAATCGCTTTCAGCCAAGTCAAGGATAAACCAAGGACTATCACAATTAAGATTGTGAATATAGATTGGAGCAATATTACGATGTCTACAGCGGGTTTGGTAAAGTACTTCCCTCTCAAATCTTCTCTTAAACTCATCACGATATAAATCAGATTGAGGCGAAAATATTTTCCTAGCATAATCTCCACACTTGTGACCAGCGCTGTTGAAAAGTTCAATTTTCTCAACATACCCAAAGCCACCGCTACCTATCTTTCCACAGGGTTTTATCACATAATTTGCATGATGCTCTTCCATATCCCTCGCTCACACTAATCCGCATGTAAACTGGAATCTACGCTCAAAATGTCTTTACTTCCATAAGTACTTATCACGAGTATTGTTATTATTACTATAACTGTACATTCTTGTGACCTTGAATAAGGTTTAATTCAAACCAAGTGATACTTCATCAATTTTTCCACTCATTGTTTGTCGCCAGCTAATAACCGCATCAAGCCGACCTTTACATATGCGCAGTTCACGTTTCAAGGCCAGCGCATATAGCCCACTATCGCCCCAAGTGGTACCGACGAAATCCGGCACCTCGCATTCAATTAATGCTGATTCTGGCGGTAGCAATACGGGACAGCTAGCTGGTGGACGTGAAGCCACCTTATTCGCGCAAGATGTTAATGCTAGCGTCAGGCAGGCGCTGAATAGCACACTTATCATCTGACGACGCCGCCAGAAACCGCTTAAGCCGATCTTCACTTTCATTGCGTAGTTTCCTTTCTTTATCTAACTGGCGGGCGGTGGCTGCTCGGTTGGCGGCTTCATTCACCTGGTATGCATCGATGATGTTGCCCAGTGCCGTGTTTGTGGCTTGCTCATCACTCAGCGCTTTTTCCGCTTTTTGGATATCATTTGAGAGGCGGTTACTGTTAAAGAGCAGAACCGACACCATGACCACCAGCACAGCAATGACTAATCCAATGGCCTTATTCATCCAGCCCCCAGCAGGTCAGCTCGCTCTCCTGTGCGCGGCGTTCTATCTGCCCGTAACAGTTATTTGAGCGGATATTGCAATCCTTACCGCCGTCATATACCCAGCGTTTGATCTCAGCGCATGCACCTCTACGGTCGCCAGCATTGAGTTTTCGATAGAACGTAGAAGTGAAACATTTACTCGGGCCAATGTTATAGGGGCAAAACGAAGCGATACCGGCAATCTGTGGTTCAGTCAGCGGTACCCGCACATTTTTCTTTACCCAGCTTATGGCCTTGTCAGCCTCCAACTGATTCACCGCAGCGCACTTGTCTGCTGACAGCTTCATCCCTTTCACTACCGGCTTACCATCAACTTGAGTAGCACCACGGCAAATAGTCCAAATCCCCTTTCCATCTGGATAAGCTACCAGCCGGTTACCCTCTTTCTCATCCAATAGCTGATCAAGAATTACTGTGGCCGGTGCTGCAACCATAATCAGAGCCAGGACAGCCGCGCTTAATTTGCTTTTTGTCGAGGCCATCATTCACCATCCGGTTTATAACCATGCCGTCTATCCCAAATTTTTACACCAGCATTCAGTAAAAATGTCAGGGCCATAAAGAATAAGGAACCAAGAACGCCAATAACCGTCCACTCATCAGGTGTGAATCCAGCTATCAGCTCTTTAACCCAAAAAATGAAACTGCCACCCGACACGGTATAGGAGACCGCTGTTGTTATATTGCTCATTTTCATAGTCTCCCCCTCCCTGATGGGTTGGGTGTGAAGCAAAAAGAAAATGCGCCACAATCACATGATAACCATAGTTATTGCAGATTATTTTGGCGCAAAAACGACAAAACCCCGCAAAAGCGAGGTTTTTTGAATTGTGTAAGCTATGTGACCAAGTAACCACTCTTATCAGAATACAAACATTTTTGCGTACGCATTAGTGATTTTTTTGAGAAATCAATTATCATGACAGCTTTAAAGCACTACTTTGCTCAAAATCTACATTGCTGCCGACACCAATAACAAACTTCTAATAATTTGAAATTATCACGTGCAGAGGAATTACAATGAGTTTTCTTACGGAAGAAGAAGTAGATTTGCTTACAATCAATAGGATGATTTTTCATGTGGTTGGTAAAAACCTAGAAATTCCTGTTTTATTGAATGAAATTACACCACCACAGCATACTGATTTCTTTTTAGGTAGAATAAAAACATCGTTAAAGGGTAATTTGTTCAATTTTTTGCCAAGATCCAACACAGAAAGAATACTCAGAATCATTCGATCCGAAGCAGATAACGATCCAAACTGCTTTAGTGAACAGTCTAAAATGTTAGCTAGTGATTTCCAATCCCATCATAAGGGAAATACAAGTCAGGGTGTTTTTTTTGTATTTGAATTATTAAATAAACATGAAAAACTTTACGCTTTAATTAAATATGATAATGAAGATGTTGTTCGTTACGTATTACAACAAAATATTGATGTAGCTCATGTCCCTAGACTAGAAAGATTTCATGAATCTTTTATAAGAAAAGCAGAGTCAATGCAAAAAATTGCTTTAGTCAAGTTAAATGGAGATGATATTGAAGGCGGGATTATTGCAGTACTTGATCGAAGTAAAAGGTCTAATATTTCTGAATACTTTGAAGGATTCCTTCAGGTTAGACGTATACATACTGAAAAAACATTAACAGAAAAACTTGTGGAAGTACTTAAGAAAGTATTTAAAGAAAATAAGCATATACTACCAGAACATATTGCAAGAACTGGGGTAAATAGAATTTATGAAAGCATTCATCAAGGAGAATTTGAGTTTGACACAAATAACCCTACCGTCCCTCTAACAGCAATATTTGGCCAGCTAGATGAAGCATCTAATATCGTGAAAAGTTTCACTAGAGAGTCAAGAAACATGGGGATTTTAGGAGAGTCGTTTACAGTAAAACCTGAATTTGTTCAGAAGCCAAAAAGACGCAGAATTGAAACAACTGAAAATGTTGTTATACTATTTGATGATGACAATGCACCAATAAGAACCGATTTACACGATGGTCGCATAGAAATTAAAATAATTACAGCGAGGATTACTCTTGATGATATTGATACTCAAAAAATTAAAAGAGGCAATTGAGTTCTCGCGTGACAGTGAAGTTATAGATATAAATGAGAATATTAAAAACAACCAAGGAAGGTTGTTTTTAAAAGCAAAAATGTCAAAAAAAGCCTTAGATAAATGGCAAGAAGTTGCTATGGACGATTGTGAATGGTTAAAATTTAGTTTTAGTGACTCTGACCAGGATGAAATTGAACCTAGTAATGGTAATATTAATGAAGAGCATACTGTAAAGATAGAGTACCCATGTTTTGATAATAACATATATATATTAACACTTGAGGGATGGAAATATTTCCTTTATGAAGATGGTATTGTAGAGAAAGTAAAGGAAATATGCTTGCTTTTTGCGGAATCTTCTTTTGCAACGGGTGCATTTCGCGTATCGCCTTGGCAAAATGCACCTGTTAATTTGGAATTACCAAATACTGAAAAAATTAGAAAAGTTAAGGTAAGGAGTTTTGTTAAGATTTTCTCGACCCAACCTTTAACTCCCAATACTGTTGAGCCTTGGATTTTAACTGATGAACAAAATGATGTAATTAATAATGACAAAGCATTCCAGATATGGAAAGAAATATCAACTCACTTTTTGATTATGTGCCTACCAAATGAAATATATTGTGAAACGGATGGTAGTACTGTTATTGGCTTATCTGGAAAGCCACCTAAAAAATTAGCATTTAATACAAATGAAATACCAACATCTATTTTTGATATCCTACAGGAGACTATACGTTGGATATATCTACAAGGTGATGAAATTGAACTTAAGCATACTTTTTTTTCAGGCGAATTAGCAAGAGAATGGCCAGTGGAAACTAGTTACTGTAACGGTCTTATACTGAAAGTTTCTTTAGCTCTTGAATCTGCCAGACTACTTTATAAAGCTCATATTAGATCTAGTAGTAAAGATACTCTAAAAGCACTCAGTGATCTGCGAAAAAACCTTGCCGATGACATGCAAAAAATTGTTCAACAGTCTAAAGAGTTAACTTCTTCATTGTGGAAAGATATCGCTCTTGTAATCAGTACAATCGTAATTAAATATACTCTTGATGCTTCGAAAGTACCTGCTTCTTCAAGAGTATATGCTTTGGTTTTTTTTGCTATCGCAGTATATATTTTAGTATCACATTTCACTTCAGTATTTATTAACTCAAGTTTTATAAAAATAATAGAAGAAAATAGAATTATCTGGAGAAAAAAGCTTTACGCTTATCTTGATGATAAGGATTATCACGAATTAGCAACGACTCCTATTGAAAATGCTTACAAAGCATATAGATTAGTTAATATTACATCAACAACCGTAGTTATAATCCTGGCAATAGTTTTATTTTATTTGGGATTTTCTGAGTTTATGAATGTTAAAGATATTTTCTTATCACTTACCAAAAAACTAAGCACATTGTTGGTTAACCCATTGCAAATAATGGCGAATTTAAATTGCCCGCCATTATTTTACCATTATAAATAATCTATCATCGCCAAGCACCCACCAATAAACCCCTGCGCCGTTTGCATCTCTTTCCTGATTGTCCCATCTGAGCACTTACGCCTTTTAGCTATCATGCGCAGTGAAACACCGTATACATAGTGCAAAATCACTAGCTGATACTCTTCCGGTTTATACTTTTTCAGCCGCGCTACACAGCCATCAATCATAATGCCGTCATCATCACAGCACTGTGGCCGTGATTTGTTGGTGTAGGGGAGCAGCCCCTTAAAGCCTGCGGCAATAGGTTGCCAATCTACCTGGCTATTATCATTAGCGGCCCATGCTCCCCAAAGCTCCAATAGATAGTGAATATCCAGCATTGGTTTTTCCTGCTCTGACGGCAGGCTTTGCGGTGCGGCTCTCATAACTTCCCTTCCTTTCGTAAAATATACTGGGTGCGCATAACGCCCTCGGCGTGATACAGACGGGCGGTGTCACTATCAATTAAACGGGTGCGCCGGTCACATTCGTCATGACATGCACCGCATCCCCAAGCCCCCTGCTCATCAGGTGGTTTGATGGCGGTGCCACAGGTACCCGCCAATCGGTAATGAGCCAGAACCACAGTTTCGGAATTGCCATTGCATATGCCGGGGATTCTTATTTGACACTCACGGCCCCTTGCCTCTTTGCGTAAATTAGCCACAAATCCCCCTACGCATAACTTAATAGCTGGCTGGCAGTGTTTTCTGCGGCAGCTGGCGTGCTAAAAGTTTTGTTCAGGATGAATTGCCAAAGCACATCAAGAGTGGCTTTGTAGAGTTCGGAGAATTCGGTATCGTCCATCGAGGCAAAAGAGATCGATTTAGGCTCTTTAAATTGCGAGCCATCTGGCATTTGAATAATGGCGTAATAACCGGCTTGAATGGTTGTCCAGCGGCGAAAAGCATCAAAAGATTTAAGTAGGGTTACACGGTCGGCCCGCTGTTCTGCCAGGGTATCGAGGTACTGGCGGGCTAATTCTTCCAACGTGTCGCTATGACCGGCATATTCTGCCAAATAGTTTACATAGCCTCGCACCAGTTTCTTTTCTTCAGGTGATATGGTGCCACCGGAGGGTGTCCAGTAATCAAAACCCAGATTCAGTAAGGAAAAATATTTGCGGTGAAACTTCGGATTGCGAACCTGCTTAAAATCAGCGGTGAGAATCGCCCCCAGCTTGACTTTATAATGCAGAAATTCCCTAACATCGGGCGTGGCCGGTGTCAGTGTCTCATTGCCAGATTTGATAAATGAAAGTTGTGCCATCTTGCCCCCCAAGGGTGATGACACAACAACAACTTAGGTTGTCAGTTGTTCAGGCTGACTTGATTATTATACCGTTAAATATCAGGGATTGTAATGATATACCCTGCTCTTTCTGCCATCTCGATAAAGGCTGGCAGCGTTGCTATAAACTGATCCGGTCTTAATTGTGCAATACTTATTATCTTACCCTTTTCACAATGAATTATAGTTCGGCCATCCGTTGGTAAATGTTGAATCAAGTTTTCGATATTAATCATTAAGCTATCACCTTATGCTTAAGATATTGCAACCCCATAGAGGGGACCTGATTCAACCGATTTAATGCTTAACTTAGTTAAGTAAAGTTTCACATTGAAAATGACTTATATTCCATACAATTCCACATCAAAGGTATGAATATGAGCAATAATTTCAGGTGCATAATTCTGGCATATTCGCCCTTACCAATGCCTTGGCAAAAGGCGGCGGTACCGCATTACCACATCTTGCCACCTGCTCAGATTTAGGCCAGAGGGTGCCATCAATATCCCGGTCAATAATGTAATCTGGCGGGAACCCGCTGGCGTTGTACAATTCACGCGCAATCAGCATGCGCATACAAATATCAACGATGATGTATTCGCCCACAGATAGATATTGTGGTCGTGGTGCGGGGAATAAAGGCCAGTCGTCCGGTGAATCGCTGAAATGACCCACCAGCCGAGCACAGTTCCAGGCGTTATAGCGCTGCTCGTCGGTCAGAGGTTCAACATCAAAATTGTTTTCCACCAAGCCAAAACGCTCTTTAGTCGTCACCGCGTGTATTGGTTCTGAGAGATCTACTGAGCCACCGGTACCGTAATACTTGGTCAGAAAGGCGTTTATTATCCCGACATGATTACCGCCGGCGGTTAAGGTCGGTACCGGTTCAGTGATCGGTTTACCATCGCGGCATGTACCACGCAGTTGTACCAGGTGAGATGTACAAATCGCGTGATGATCGACCGTAGTGATAGTATGCAATGGCTCGTTAATATCGATGCCTGCGCCGGTGTAATTCCCACCATAATGCTTAACAAGGTTAGCGGTGGCGATTGCTGTATGTGACTGAGTAGCAATGGTGTTGATTGGTGAATTGATATCTCGTGGCTTTCCTGAGTATGTTGGGCCACCGGCCCCCACCAATACCGCACTGGCTAACTGGCTTTTACCGCCCCCACCTGCCGTAACGGTACCCAGCGGTGCATTGATATCATTTGCCGTACTGTTACCGAACTGACGCACAACCACCGGCGCAGCGATAGCAAAACCGTGGGTTCTGGTGATGGTCTGTAACGGATCGCGTAATGACTGCCCACGGAAGCAATCATATTTGGTTTTGGTGCTGGTGTGGTTGCACTTCACTGCATACGGCTCCAGCAACAAATGCTCAGCCTTGCTGGTGATGGTGGTTAGCGGTTGGTCTATTGGATATTGCAGGCGGTCACCACCAAAACCAGTTTGTCCCAGCCGCACAATAAACGGGTCAGGGTTATCAATAACAAACCGCTGCAACCCTTTGACGATACGGCGCAAAGTATTATCAGCCAAATCCTTTTTGCGACCGAAAATAGAACGTGTTGGCTGGCTCCAGTCGATACACTCCGACGCTGTTCGCCAAGGTTGCAGCATGCCAGAAAGCACACTCGCTGAGTTTGGCTCGCCGTGGCTTGGCTCTGGCCATACAACCGGCTCACCGTCACAACGCCCAACCACAAACAACCGCTTCCTGATGGTAGGTGTGCCGTAATCACAGGCTTTCAGTTCTCGATGGTCCACGTTATAACCCAGCCCTGAAACCAACTTTGCCGCCTCAGGGCCATTGATATCTATCTTCAAAAACTCACACACTTCGGTCAGCGCTGGATGATTGCCATCAATACCGGTACCCAGCATGCCAATAAATGCCTTGAACGTTTCCCCTTTACGGGCTGGATCTGGTCGGTGATTACCCTGGCTATCCGTCAATAATGGCCCCCAGCCACGAAACTCTTCGACGTTCTCGAGCATCAGAAAACGTGGGCGCACTGCCAACGCCCAACGCAACACCACCCAGGCTAAACCACGAATTTCTTTCTTAACCGGCGTGCCGCCCTTGGCTTTGGAGAAGTGGCGGCAATCAGGACTGAACCAACCCAGCAATACCGGCAAACCACCCGTTGAGATAAGCGGATCAACACTGAAAATATCCTCAGGGTAATGCAGTGTTCGCGGGTGATTGATGGCATGCATCGCCATCGCCACCGGGTTATGGTTCATCGCAATGTGTGGCTCATAGCCCAATGCTTGCTTAATGCCCTCGCAGCTCCCACCGCCACCAGCGAACCCCACAACCACCAAACCATCCTGCAAATCAGGCCGCGCTACCGTGATTTCTTTACGTCGCGCCCATGCATGAGCCGCTGTTTGGATATGCTGCGGATTATCTCGATTTAAAAACATCTGGTTCATTTGGAGCAAAAGCTGTTGCTGGTGGTCGGGACTCAACGCATGTACCGGTATAACCGATGAGGCACATTGATTTACTTCCGTAGGCCAGATCATTGAGCACCCCCGCCTTTTGTTTTGGCCCTGAGTATCGAATCCACATAAAAACGCTCACTGACACTGTGCAAGGTAAATTCCGCTACCGGTTTTTCATGACGGGTAATGTCAACATGTGGCGATTTCATCAAACCAATCATACGCATCTGCAACATCCGCAGCGTAATGCCGTGATCCGGATAGGATTTATCAAGCGCGGCAAGAATGCCGGTATAGGTCAATGTTTTGCCCAGCATCACTGCCACCAGTTCACTGGCTTTTAGCCGCAGTGCTGATGATGTGTTAGATTTTTTGGCCGCTTTAAGCTTCTCTGATTTCGTTACTGCCGATGTAGGAATTACTACTTTTTTCGGCTTTATCGGCGGCGTGTAAGGCGCACGGCATCTGGCGCGAGCCGCCATTCCCCAGGCATCAACAATGCAGGATGAATGATCACATTTGTCGTCAATCACTGGCCGATTGTCATTGATAAAATTATTACAGCTATTAATTTCCATTGGTCATACCTCGCTTATTTAACGTATCGGTTTCCTGCGGCTAGTTGCTGTGCCGGGGTTAATCCTGATGGTCGGTCAGGTGTTTTCAATTGGCGGCGAATTGGGGGGATTGGTACACCACTGGCGGCGCGTTTTTCCCACTTGGCTAACTCGATACCTGCCTGTGTTTCTAGTCCGGTATCAGTGAGTCTTTTTTCGATTCCAAGGCGCTTAAGGTCTACGCAAATCTGATATAAAACCGGGTGACGCCAGTTGAATTCCTCAGCACAACTGTATTTATAAAATTCATTCCGGTAGCGCTTAAGCTCGGCGAGAACATCCACCACAGTTAAACCCAAATGGCCACCACCATGCTCCGCCACAAGAGAAACAAACTCGGCAAAATCTGGCGGCCAAGAGTTACCAGATTCACAGCGTTTCATGCATGCGGTGCAAACTCGCTGGAGTTGGTCACCGGTCATTGTGCTAATCTGACGTTCCCACAGTTCTGACGGGCGATTGCCATTCTTCGCAGTCCAGCGGTTCGCGTAGATTTTGATCATGAGATCCCATAGGTTCCATGCCTGTGACCCGCTGTTGTTCCCAACTGAGGTATTGCTCAGAGTACGGTCGTGGGTCGCTCTGGTTGAATCTGAATTCCACATGATTTTCTCCTGTGCTTACTTGCCACTCATCGTCGAAATGCTGCGACGGGCCAAAAAATGTTTTTGCCTGTTTGATAAATTCCGTGCCAGTTTTTCCCGTCGCTTTGACGAACGCCGCATAGCGCCTTACCCCTTCCAACATCGCATCAGCCGTTACGCCATCTCGCAGTCTGGCATTCCAAGCCTTGAGAGCACCGTGTTTGTCAGGACTCCCCGGCCGACGGGGATATATCAACCAAGCCGCCTCGAATTCTGGCGGATATTCATGCCGTTTATTTTTGCCCTCGCCCTCCTGGGGTTCCAGCTCGCGACTCGAAGGCAAATTATTTTCATTCGGCCCTGTGGCGTTTTTTTCGCCATGGGACAATAGGGTTTTATCTTTTAGTTCTTTCTCTTCCTCTAACTCTTCCTCTGGTAACGCTTTTTGATCCGGTGGTGTAACGCCGCCAGCGTTACCTTTGGTGTTACGTTTTGATTTCGAATCTCTGAATTCTGTAACGCGCCGACTGGTAACTGCCCGTTTTTTAGAGCCTTTTCCGTTATGGCGGTCAAAGTGAGGGAAGTACATTTTCCCACCGTCATGTTTTAACCATCCAACTGTTATCAGTGCATCAGCAAAGCCAGACATAAAAGTGATACGGTCAATGCCAATTCTTGTAACGCTAACGGCGTTACAATCTGCGTTACCGTCGATGGTCTGCTGATCAGCCCAGACCCAAACACGGATTAACTTCCCGAGTACGGTATCCGGGTCAACATTCAGGATTTCAGCCAGTTGGAAGATCTCCGGTTTATCTGGAGTAATCACTTCGACTTTTATCCAACTTGATGCCATACCTACCCCGATTCAGTGCTGCTCTGTAACGCTGATAACGTTACATTTGGCGTGACTAGTATTAAAAAGAGCGTTAAATGCTCTCCGTTGCCCTTGCATGGCTTCACGGGTAAATTGCCGTAAAATCACCCGCGCCATATTTGATGTAATTGGCATATTTCCGTAACGGTAACCATTGCGATAAGTCAGTTTTTTAGCCATGTGGCACCCGCCACGGCTTTTTAGCTTTAACGACTTTCGCTACCGGTTTATCCCGCATCCGCTTATAGGGTTTGGCATAGGTCTTAGCCCAAACTAACGCGCTGGAAAATGTAGAGTTCGGCGTATCGGTGTAATGCTTACCGCCTTGAATAGCCGCCGATCTAGCGACTGTCTCGCTAAAACCTGCACGTTGCAGTTCATCTCGTAATTGTTGCTCGACTTGTTCTCTGGAAAATCTGGCCATTGGTCATACCTCGTTATGCAATCAACTGCTGTGTCACCGGAATAAGTGCATGTATCGCCTCGGTTGCTTTAATTAACTTTTGTGACATATCAGAGCAGCCCAACAACACCGCACTCATCGCCAGCGAGAAATCGCGCAATGCTTGTGCCGCCAAATAATTCACTGAATTGGGGTTTTCCAATCTGGCACGCCGCTCTCCTGGCAATGCCTGAAGTATGGCTGGAGTAAGTTCGGCGATTTTTGCTCTGGCCTTGTCGGTGTCACTATCAACCCAGCGGAACAAGCGCTGTTTGTTGTTGTGGGTGGCGTGTTCATCATCAATGGGCGTGAGTGGAAGCTCATCACCACCGAGATCGAAATAAGCCTGTGCCACTTCTGCCGCGACAATTTCTTGTTTGGTTTCTGCTGCCCAGCTCCGCAATTCTGCGCAGATGGCATCATGTTTTAATTTCACAGCGACCTCCTTATGAAAGCTGATTTTTAAAAATCAGCGTTTACTGTGCTGGTGCTATAGGCTTGTCATAGTCAATAGGGTCGTAATGCAATTCGCCATTAGAGGCTTTCTCTAATCGAACGGCCCTTTTCTCTGGGACTAAATCACCCCAAGCAGAAACCGATGGCGGCTTAACCCCCGCAGCTTTTGCCAGAGCACTCTTGGTGCCGAAATATTGAATGGCATCTTTTTTTAACACGTCGCCTCTCCTGTTGTTAGATTTAGTTAACAAGTTATTTGTTCAGGAAATTTAAGTCAAGAGAATTTAGAATTACCTAACTATGAAAAATCCCGGTGAACGCATCAGAGAGCGGCGAAATGAGCTGCAACTAACCCAACGCAGCCTTGCAAAGGCGGTGAAAGTGTCCCATGTCACCATTTCACAATGGGAAAGCAACGACAGTTCACCTTCTGGCAAAAATCTATTTGCCCTGAGTACCGCATTACAGTGCTCACCAACGTGGATTTTATACGGGGATACAGATCAATCCCCCTCACCCGCAGTAAAGATCCCACCTGAACTTGATGAGAGAGAAGCTGAACTAATTCAATTGTTTGCGTCTCTTCCTGAATCAGAAAAAGAGCGGCACTTAACAGACCTTCGGCTTAAAGTTGATGAGTTAAACCGACTTTTTGAAGAGCTGTTACAAACCAGAAAAAAACTCGCCAAATAAATACCCATATTTTTCAAATTCTTACCGCTAATTTCGCCCTTATTGTTAAGTTTATTTAAATTTACGATTGAATTTATTGTTAGTTTAAATTAACTTTAGCCCATCAACGGCACAACAGCCGCTTAGGTAAGCAAGTTCTGACAATCTGAAAGCAGATAAAAAGGGATAGACAATGGGAAAGCTATTGGATGACCACAGTAAATATGTTGCACAAGCTAAAGCCAAGGGGGTGAATTTCATCACTCTTCGCTGCCCAATATGTAATAAAGAAATTGAAACACGCAAAGGAATAGATAACGCAGTTTGGGATTCACTAGCGACTTGCCCTCATTGCGAATCGATTTATCTAAAAATTACTGATGGTGGGAAAGCAACTGCCGAGATAATTTAACCCTTAATATTCAGGAAATTTATGGAGCAACTATTATTCGCTTTAGTTGTATCGGTATGCCCTGCTCATGAAATTTGTAGAGATATTGTCTATGAAGTTTATGACACCCAACAAGAATGTGAAAAAGTCATTTTCGAAAATAGGTTATTCAACGGCAACTGCTACCCAGTCGATGCCATTATTCATCAACAATAACGAGGTATGACCAATGAAATTTAAAGAAATTAAATTATCTATTAAACCACTTCATAATGACGTTTCTCAATTATCCGCAGAAAATGAAGTAATCGGCTATGCCGTTAAAAATAAAGAGGCTAATTCACCGCTGGCTTCTATTGTTTTGCCTAGTGGTGAAACTTTAGGGGATTATCACTGTATGGGCTGTGCAATTAAAGCCGCCGCTCAGCATTATATTGGCATTGGCGAAGATGAAGTCATTGAGGCCAATTTCAGCTTCGGTAATAACAACGTCCGTAACTTATTATTAGCTGCTTTGTTATCAAGTGTTGTTGATGATTTAACCACTCAATCCAGACATTAATAATTGCAGCCAACACCAGTGAAACGGTCGTAAAACTCAGCTCATTAAAGTGGATATATCGACGCCGAAAACGTAACCGGCATTAAAACAGACGTAAAAAAGCCCACACAAGGTGGGCAATCTTACCGGCTTAACGTCCCGGTGACGGCAGAGTCAGCGACCAAACCGACTCTAGCGAGGTATGACCAATGGCTTCCACCACTGGACGCCGAAATTATAGCGAGATCTCTATGCAAAAGACAACACTTAGAATCCTGGCTGATTCTATCGTCATCGCTAATGCTGCTAAATCCCCCGCATTAGTCGAAGTTGGAGCGAGTCCAGACGCAATAATGGGCACTGTTTCAGATCTAATAGAATCCGGCATTGTAGATGTACGTGATTTAATTTCTCTGGCTTTAGAAAAAATTAAAAAATGTGACTCTACGTCGTTAGATCATGTATTACCCACAGATGAATTAATAGCACTGACCGATTGTTATTATCAGATTAAAAATAATTAGCGAGGAATGACCAATGAGCTTATTTGTATGTGGGTTTCTACCCAAAAAATCAGCTATGGCAAATGGTGCTGTAGCCATGGCGATTACTGTTGATGCCAAAAATCAAAAAATGGCAACAATGAAATCCACCATGTTATTAGAAGGGGAATTCCCCGGATCAAGTAGTAATTTCTTTGCCCCTAAAGTTTGTGCTGATCGTGTGGGTTCCCCTCGCCCTCCGGTACATGATGATGCTGAAGATAATGCCATATTCAGCACTGAATGGATGGAACATAATCAATGGAATGATGAAACTAAAGAATTTGAACCTATCGTCGTTGATAATACTGATGAAATTGACAATGTTAAAAACATCTTCGATTTACCAATTAACGTAAGAATTGCATATGTTTTATTATATGGCGTAGAGCCTGAAATTGTTGATAGCCATCTATTATCTAATGCATACGATTTAATTAATGATGATGAATCAGAGCCGTTATATCGTGCAGTTATTGATGGCTTGCCACGCTTACCACAACTTAAGCACATGTACATCACTACATTGGCACAACTCATTGATGGTGTTCAGGCCCACACTCCGGTATTTAAATCATGGCCGGACGTTAACAAGTTTGCTGAAAAGTGGATCAACTCCCGTCCAGATGAGCGGGAACACCCTGGCCATCAAGCGAATGAACAAGCCAATTCATCGCCTACGCCAGCGGGTCATCGTGAACGCGATTATAAGCATGATTACGCCTCTCTCGATCTTGAAGTCGCCTGCGCCCTGTTCCCCAGTGATTATGATGTTTGGGAAGTGCCATCATCCATTTATCGTGGCGCTAAAGAAAAAGTAGAGAAAGGTGATGAGGCTTGGCGGCGCTGGTCAACAGCTTTACGGATTATCCCTGCCATTTTAGCGGTTTCCCGTGATGATCTGTTTGCAATGATCCGCAGTGCTGAATTGGATATTCATAAAGACCCAGCCAAGCTGAAAGCCTATATCAATCAGTGTTTACAGCTTGATGTAATCAAAGCCGATGATGTGAAAGTAGCAAACCTTGGCGATGGCAAATTTAGTGTTGATGGCTTGACCAGCGCAGCCAACGATTCACCGGCGAATACCAGCACAATCGAAAAACCAAAAACTGATACAAAAGTGCCAAAAGGTGCAACAGAACAGCCCAATCATGTATCAAACATTGCAAATAGCGCCATTAATGATGAAACGGCGACCATTAACGCCGAGACCCATACCAATAAGCAGATAGAACCTGAATCACCGCCTCCTACCGCAGATGAGTTCCAACAACGTGCATCACAGATCGATCAGGATATCTCTAAGTTACCCAAAGAGTCTCAGGATAATTTAAGTATCTGGAAATCAGTACAGCGCACCGATCCCGCGCGTACCAAGCGCAAAGATACGACCAAAAATGGCAAAGTCATTCGCTCTGTGACCAGCATCAATCCTACCTATCAGACAATGAGAGCCACGGAAATCTTTGGCCCCTTTGGTAGCGGCTGGGGCGTGGATATTATCAGTGAGGAATTTATACCCAGCATCCCATTTATGGAGTCGATTCTGGATAGCAACAATCGAGAGATCGGGCGTAAACCCATGCGTGATGGGGATGGCACCATTCTACGGACATCCAACCACACTATGCGGATTGAACTGTGGTACCAACATGCAGGAGGTCGGGGCCGCTTCCCTGCTTTTGGCCATACCAAGCATATTTATCAGAGTACCAACGGTTTCATTTGTGACGATGAAGTCAGCAAAAAAAGCCTAACGGACGCCACGACCAAAGCATTAGCACAGCTTGGTTTCAGTGCTGATGTGTTTATGGGGCTGTTTGATGATGCTGAATACACCGCCGACAATAATATTGAGTTCGGTATTAAAAATGCCAGCACTAAAGCTGATGATGTGGTTCGTCTACGTAAAGAGTTAGACGACAAATTCAAAGCCAATACCGAGACGATGAAAACAGCAGTCACGGCGAATGAAGTGACAAAAATCAGCACCTCACTAACACGCACCATCGGGGTTCATCTCAAGAATGCCGAATCATCCCATGATGATGAACACGTCAAATATCTGACCGGTCGTCTAACCCGTTTGAATCAAATCAAAGATGAGTGCCTGGCAAAATTTGTCACTGAGGGAGAGAAAGCATGAGCACAAGCGCCATATCATTAGCCACTGATTACCGAAAATTGCAGGAAATGGCCGATAGCGGTGATGAACTCACCCCCGAAATGGTCGCTGACACTCTCTCTGGTATTGAGGGCATGCTGGAAGATAAGTTCGATGCCTTGATGGCATTGGTTCGTAACACGCTGGGTCAGGCAGAGATATGTGCCAACGAAGCCAAGCGGATGAGTGCACGCAAGAAAAGTTTTGATAATCAGGCTGAGATCTACCGTAAATATATATTGGAATGCATGATTCAGGCTGGTAAAGACTCGATCAAAACAGCGTCCAATACCTTCACTGCTCGAAAAGGGACAAAAAAACTCGTTATCACCGATGTAAATTTGTTGCCTGATGAATATGTAGACTCCGTTTCTCAGGTGCAAATTATCACCACCCCAAAAGCCGATGAAATCAAAGCTGCCTTGGATGAGGGCCTATTGATAGCCGGTGCCAAGTTTGAAACTGGCGAACGTTCGTTAGCCGTCCGCTAACTGATTTTTAAAAATCAAAACTGAACCGGTCAGCGCGTTACTATGCTGGCCGGTCATATCGAGGTATGACCAATGGCTAAATTAATGACATTAACCGAATGGTGTGATGAAACGTATGCGACTGACAAGCCGACGATTCAAACACTCCAACGCTGGGCCAGAAACGGTAACTTTTACCCTGCCGCAGAAAAACACGGCAGACAATATCGCGTGCGGCCTGGTGCCATTTATATACAGCCCAAAAGCTACAGAATGGCGAAAGCGCTGAACATTTCACATTCTACGATACCGCCAATATTGGAGAAGATGGGTTATGGCAAAAAGGCCGGGAAAGTATGACGCTAATTTGCCCAAAAACCTCACCTTTAGGCGTGTTCAACTAACTTTCTATTGGCGCAACCCGCTAACTGGAAAGGAGTTATCTCTCGGCAAAATTGCCCGGCGAGACGCCATATCCCAAGCCATTGAAGCCAATAATTTCATTGAACAAAACTACACGCCTGTCGCGCTACTAGAAAAGCTCAAAGGCACGCAGGAGTTCACACTGGCAGCATGGCTAAAACGGTATGACGTCATTTATAAGCGCCGGGAATTGGCCGAAAACACCTATAAAGTTCGCAAGGGACAAATAGCCATGATCAGCGAAAAAATGGGCAACAAGGTGTTAGCTAAAATCAGCACGCGCCATATTGCCGAGTTTTTAGAGTTTTGGGTGGCACAGGACAAAAAAACCATGGCCGCCACCATGCGATCAGTGTTGTCTGATATTTTCCGAGAGGCGATTGTCGAGGGCCATATAGATAATAACCCAGTGACACCGACACGCTCAGCTAAACCGGTGGTGAAACGTGAGCGCCTGGAACTGGATCAGTATCTCGCCATTCGCGATGTCGCTGGCACATTACCCCCATGGTTTGGACTATCAATGGATCTGGCACAGGTGACGGGCCAGCGGCGTGAGGATTTATCACTGATACGCTTTGACCATATTGTCGATGGCAGACTACAAATACACCAAGGTAAAACTGGGGCCAAGATCTCCCTGCCCTTAGATCTTGAACTTAAAGCCGTTGGCCTACGCCTTAGCACCGTGATTGATCGATGTAGATTAGCCAGTAAGACTGATTTTATGATAAGTGCTGGCATCAGAAAAAATAGCCCTGATGGATCACTACATCCAGACAGCCTGACAAAGAAATTCGTAACGGCGAGAAAAGGAACAGATTTTTGTTTTGATGAGAGTCCGCCAACTTTTCACGAGATCAGAAGTCTAGCCGGACGATTATATGAAAAGGAAAAAGGTAAGGAATTTGCGATGAAACTGCTGGGGCATAAATCGGAGAAAATGACGAACAAGTATCTTGATACGAGGGGTAAAGAATACGTGATGCTATAAAAGACCGAATATCAGATTTCGATAAAATTTCGATAAATTTCGATAAACCACAAAATTCACCTTTAAAATCAATAATTTAAAAAAAGACCGAATACGATTCCTATATTCGGTCTAGGGAAATGGCTCTTGGGAGAGAGCCGTGCGCTAAAAGTTGGCATTAACGTAGGCTTATTCAGCCGTACTCCTTAAGCGTAGTCGAGTACATGTATTTAGCCAACTTGACAGCAGAAGTGATTAATTGCGATTGTAAATTAATTTTGGTTATAAAAGCTCAACCTCAAGGCAACAGAAGTAATCGTTTGTTAATTATAGATTAATACTTGTCAGCACCAAAAGAGCCAAGCTTACTTTTGACATAATGTCATGGCGCGCTGCTGGAAGGGTTCTAAACTCATTTTGTGCCCCGGATTTGCATCGTCATCCAGCAGCAAAACATCTAGCGGTTTCGCCAATACATGTCCGGATCTCATCTGTTCGGTCGCAATATCGTTTAGCGGGTATTGCGCTAAGGTGCTCGGATTAATCACAAACAGAGCATTACCTGTACGACATTCCAGCATCACCTCTTCCCGGGTAAATGCCCACTGCTTGCCAAACTCAAACTTACTGACAGTGATGATCTTCCCGGCAGCCATAGCATTAACTGATAGCATCAGTAACGATAACGTCAGCACAAAACCCTTCAT